CACGGGCATCTGCACCGCAGCGCCACCAGGCGCTTTGAGAGACACGCCTTGCTGCGCTTTGGCAGCGTCGGTCAGCGTCTTCATGAAGTTGGGGTCGGCAGCGCCTGCTGCGATGAAGATGTTGCTGATGCGGTTGTCCACATCCTTGAGCAGTTCGTCCTCTGGGACTGTACCGCGCACCTTGTCCCATTGGCCCTTGACGACATCAAAACCTTTGCCTGCCAGCGGAGCGCCCTTCAAGGCAGTTCCCAAGCCGTAGGCCGAGCCAGCGCCGCCTAACAAGCCGCCGGTAATCTGACCGACTGTTGCGCCTGTTTCGCTGCCGAGTTTGCCGCCAATTGCGCCGCCGGCCTGACCACCAGCTTCAGCGCCAGCGCCGATGACGACTTGCTCCGCAGGGCGCATGGCCGCTTGGCCGAACATCCCCATGCGGCGAGTTGCTGCCAGCGCGGGGAACAAGTAGTTTTCTGGCGACGCAGCCGCTTCAATGCCAGCGGCTAGGATTCGCTGCCCACCAGTTGTAGGGGCAGCGCCTGTGCTGCCCAGCGCCTGCATGGTTGGCTGGCGCACGGCCTCGCGGCCTGTACGGTAAGCGTCAACCACACCTGCTGCGGGGGCTTGCGCGGGCGCTCCAGCCGCACGCATACCCAACTCTAGGGGGTTGACACCCAGACGACTCAGCGTGTCGAACAAGACATTGGCTGTGCCCGACACCATGCCTGCGCTGCCTGCCAAACCTTTACGGGCGGCTTCTGCTGCGATTGCACCTGTGCTTGGTGCTGGCGCTGTTGGCTCTTGGTCCAGAACAAAGCCAGAAGGCAGCGCCGATTCTGGGTCTAAAACAAATCCTGCTGGTAGTGCCATGCTGTTACCTCACTGGGGTCCATGTTTTGCCGCCGTCAGTAGACATGATACGTTCTTTGGTCTGGGGATTGGTGGCGTATTGGGGTGCAACAGGCGCGGTTTGGAACTCAGGGAAGTCCAATGCCAAATCCAAGGCGACGGGATCGTAACCACCGCTGCGCTCTGCGATCTTGCGCTGGCGTGTGATTTCGTCGGTGGCCTTTTTGGTGTTCACGCGCTTGATGGTTTCCAATGCCTTACGCATCTTCTCCATTGTGTCTTTGGTCGGCGTAGAGGTTGCCAGCGTAGACAGGTAATCGGCAGCGCCGCCCAGCAAGCTGGGGTCTGCACCCGCAGCACGCAGTTCTTTCTGGCTCAGGTCGCCAGCGCCAGCAATCGCTTTGGCGAACTGCACTTGTGCAGCCCGGTAGGACGACGGGTTGCCGGAAGTAATGGCGTCGCCGATGTTCGCCAGCGCGTTGTCGGCAGAGAACACCGCTTTCGACTGCGGCTCGATAGTGCTCTGCACCTTGGCACGAAAGCCTGGGATGTCGACCAAAGCCTTTTGACCTGGCAACACGTTAGTGATCGTAGGTGTTCGAGAGCGACTTTCTGCATCGACACGCTTGTTGACCACCGCTTTTTGCGTCGGCGTCAACTCCGCGAATGTTTTGTTGTCAAACAGTTCAGCAGACACGCGCTCGGCTTCAGCACCAAACGCTGGGCCTTTGGCCTCTTTAGGTGCGGTCAGGCGCTGGTACTCCGCTTTGAACGCGGCGTCGTACTCTGGCGAGCCTTCAGGCCCCTTCGTCGCGGCGAAAGCGCGCGCGTTGGTCAGTTCGTTGGTTGTAGGCGGTGCTCGCTCACGCCCGGCAGCCGCTGTCGAAGCAGCAGCCGCAGCCGTACGCTGCGCGATCAAAGCGCCGCTTTCTTGCTGCTGGCGATATATCTGCGCCAACTGCTGCTTGCTTTGTATGTCATCCCCCAGCGCGGCCATACCCTGCCGAAAAGACTCGGGATTGGTAAAGTCAATCTGGCTTGCAACTTGTTGAGCGCGGGTGATGCGCTGCAACTCAGGGTCTTGGCCACCAAGAGCACCACCGATGGCGCCGCCCAGCATATTAGCCCCACGGCCAATGGCGAAGTTCGCTTGCTGGAAGGGGTCAAGCCTAGCGAACTGCAACGCCTGAGCGTCGGCGCGTTCTTGCTGCTGCTGCTGATACATCTGAGGCGAAAAGCCAAACAGGGATGGAACAATATCTGCCATGTCTTACTCCTTAGATGATCGGGACGGGGTTGCCAAAGGTGTCGTAGGCAAAAGACGTTCCGGCAAGATTACCTGCGCTGGGCTGGGTAGAACCACCACTAAACAGGTTGCGCACACCAGACGCAAAAGTTGGGTTCATGCTTGCTTGCGTCAGCGCCGTTGCAAACGGGTTAAAAGCGTTGGCATTAAATTGATTCTGCCCCGCAGCAGACAAACCACCGCGCAGCAAAGCCGCACCGCCTTCTGGGTTGGCTATACGCCCACCCAAAGCCGAACCAAGGTTCAGTGGGTCTTGGCCAAGGGCTTCCAAACCAGTTGCACCTTGCAGGTACGCTTGATACGGACCCAGAGCCGCAGCCTGACCGCCGTAGCCTTGTGTGAGCAGGTTGCCACCAGTGCCAAACAGACCAGCGCCGAAGGCCGTTTGCTGCTGCCCGGCTTGCATGGCGTTGGCTGCCAGCGCAGCGTCTTGCTGGGCCAAAGCGTTGTAGTACGCCTCCATCTCGGGGCTGGCAGCACCAAGGCCCGCCGCGCCGCTTGGGCGTGCGCCTGTGGCCCCAACAGCCAAGCCGCCACGGCCAGTTTGGAACAACTGATTCTGAAGCTGCGCCATCTGACGCTCACGGCTTGGGGCCAGCAGCTCTTGCTGCCTAGACATGAACTGCTGCGCGGCCTCTTGAGGCGACTGCGCCAGGTACTGCTGGCCAAGGCCGAACAGACCCTGCGCCGCTTGGCCCAAAGGCGCAAACTGCTGCTGCGCTTGCTCGGCTTGCGTCAGCCCGCCGCCTGCCAGACCCAAGAAGCGGTCTTGCATCGCTGCCAGCTCGGGATTCAGCTCGTAGCTGGCACCCGACACACGGCCTTGAGGGTCGGTCTGGAACTGCGACGAACCAAAGCGCGTCGTGATGCCGACCGGACGGAAGCGAGCTTCTTCAGCCGCGAGCTGCGCTGCGCGTTCTTGCGCGGCTGCTTGAGCCTGCGCGGCTTTACGGGCAGACCTGCCGCCGAGCAAACCACCTAAAATTGCACCGCCTGCTGCGATAAATGGCATATCAAACTCCAATCAAAACGTCGTCCACCTTTGACGGGTCTTTCTCGTCGGTGGCGTGAATACAAAACCAAACGCAATCCGTGATCGCCTTGACGCCGTGCGTCAAACCAGCCTTGATCTCAATGCAGGCTGGCGCTTCAATGACTTCAACTTCCTCGCCCTTGAGCACCGCCACCTTGCCACTGGCCAGGATTGACAGGTGGCTGAACTCATGCGTGTGCTTCAGAATGGCTGTGCCCGCGCTGAACTGCGCTTCCTTGGCGTACAGACCATCGCTGAAGTGATGAGTGATCATGCTGTACGCTTCCACATCGCTACGGTGATGTACGGCTGGAGGTTGGCGTTTGTACCGGATGCGCCTTCTGTGCTGTTGGCAACAGTGATGCCTGTAACAGCAGACCCAGTGTTTGTCGTAGAAGAACCTGAACCGCCGTCAGCAGCACCCCCTGCACCAGAAGGGGCTAGATACGTATGTACGTGCCCTGGATCGGTAACAGTGGCTGTGTGCGTGTGGCTGACGACAATCGCGTCCTTGCTGCCGCCTGTTTCTTCCAAGGCATCGAACAAGGCGTCGCTGCCGTTCAGCCCCACCATCACTCGACCAGCGCCAAAGGCGGTCCAAGTGCCGAAGCCAAGCAGCGTTGCCGGGTTCGTTGTTACGCCTGCGTTGATGTAAATTGAACCGACAGGAAATAGCGCGTCCTTGACCGCTGCGGCTACATCTTGCACAAAAGCTGTGGTGGCGAGTTTGGTGGTGTCATCGGACGCCGCTTGCGTCACAGCAGTCGTGCCAGTCGGCAATACAGGGTTGCCCGTAAACGTGGGCGATGTCAAATCAGCCTTGGTCGCGATAGCCACAGCGATGTTGACAAACTCCGTGTTGATCTCGGTGCCCTTGACGATCTTCAGCGGGTCGCCAGACGGTAGCGCATCTTTCGTGGCGAAATTCGTACTTTGTATGTAATTGGACATATCAGTTTCCTTGAAGATCAGGACATCTTGCCATCTTTGGATTGGATTTCAATCCGCTGAATCGACAGCGGTGCGCCGTTGATGTTGGATTCGTATCCGGTTTGCACGATTTTACCGCTGCCAGTGGCTTGAACGCTCAAAGTTTGCAAGGCCACGCCATCAGAATACTGGGCGATGTTGTATTCGCCAATTCCGTACTCAGACACACCTTGCGTTGGGATCAGCGCGTTGGCCGACAAGTAGTTGGTGCTGAAGTCAAAACCCCACTTCATCGTCACAAACTGGTTCGTGCCGCCGATCACCACCACCTTCAGGCGCTTGAGCAGCGACGTGACGTTGGCGTTACCCAAGTCAGCGTGGTTGGTGAAATACTGCATCCGGTAGGCCGAAGTGTGGTCTTGGTAGGTGCTGTACTTGCCGATGTAGCCATTCTTGCCGATCAGCACGTCACCGTTGCGCCGCGAGAGCAGCGCCGTTGGCTCAATTGAGTTCCATGTAGTGACGCGAAACGAGCCGTCTTGCAACTGCACGCGGGTGTCAAAGCAGTACACCTCCTTGACCGACGGCAGCGTCAGCAGATAGAACGCCCCTGCTTCTGAGTACACCGACTTGATGTTGGCCAGCGTCTCGCCAGCCACAATCGACATGAAGTCGCTGCGGATGTTCTTGGACAGATCGCCCAGCGGGGCTGACTTCTCAACAATCGTCCTGGCAAACGACCGGATGCCCGAGTTGGACAAGAACAAGATGTCCTTGCCTGTGCTCTGGATGGAGTCGCGGGCGATGCAGCCAATGCCGCCCACCGTGTCGCTCAGGCTCATTGTGGCTGGCGTCGTAGCGTTGGCGTAGACCAGAATCTGGCGGCTGCCGAAGATGATCAGGAAGCTGTTGTGCGCTGCCAAGCCGGTGATGTTGTCTGCGCCGTTGGGCCACACACGGTCGATGTTGAGCGAGCCAGCGGTGCCAGTGCTCCAGATGTGGCCAGCCAACAAGTCAGAAAAGAACACCGTGACGTTGTCGGTGGCAGTATCTGCAACCCACAGCCGACCAAAGGCCGACAGCACGATGTTGCCCGAAGGCACAGTGCCGACGTAGCCAGTCTTCTCGGTAACGCGGCGATAGGTGGTCGTGCTGACGGCTGGATCGAAGATCAGCGGGTCGTGGCCCGCTTGGAAGAAGTAAGTGATGCCAT